TTACCTGTTAAATCACCAGTTACATTACCTGTAACATTACCTGTTAAGTTACCAGTAACATTACCTGTTAAGTCACCTGTAAAAGTATTAGATGCAGTGATACTAACACCTGTAGTAATCCATGCATTATCAGCAGCGTTTCTTATCTTTAATACACTGCTTGATGTATCTACCCATAATTGATGGGCAAATGTAGTTGATGGTTCAGTTGCTCCACTATTAACAGTTGCAATAGCTAATAAAGCATTGTTTAAATCTGCTCTAAAGTCTGCACCTGATTGGTTTGCTATGTTGTAATCGTGTTGTGCCATAATTAAATCTCTTTTCTATTAATTTTATACCTATGTTTATAATTTATAAATCATTATCCTCTAGTTTTTGTTATTTAAGCATATTTTAAATATGCATCTCTAGATATTACTCCAACCCTATAACATTCATCTAATTTTATTGAAATTTCTTCCTCATTTTTAGAACCATCATCATTAAAAATTACAGGAACTTCTACAATAAAATTAGTTTCATAAATTTTTCTTGCAAATAAAACTTCACTGTTTTCATAATATTCAATCATTTTAAAAAAACTCTAAAAATAAATTACCAGTGCTACTAGTAAGGTCACTTAGAAGTGTCCAAGTAGCAAAACTTCCTGATGGATTACTATAACTACATGAAGTTCTAAATGTATTAGTAAGCAAAGTTCCTGTATTATCTGTTCCTGAATATACTTTTACATTAGTCCATCCTGAATTTGATGTTGCACCTGAAACAGCAAATTGTGTATTTGTACCTGCACTTTCTGTATCAAAAAAACCCCATGTAGTGCTTCCACCAAATAAATCACAACTTGTATCAGTGGCAGTTCCAAATCCACCACCAATATATGTGCTAAATCCCTGAGCTTCATAACCAGTTGCAGTAAAATTTCCTTGAGCCAAACCAACTGACCAAAGCAACGTTTCTAATGATTTCCCATAAAAATTAGACATTGATATAGCACCTGTAGATACTTCTGCCAAGTCTCTTAGTGCTGTTTCACCCATAGATGAAGTAGCAGTCGCACTTCTACCTAGTTCTAAATTAATAGACCTATCAGTTGTAGTACCACCAATAGACATAGTTCCGCTACTTGCTAGGGTCATTGTCTAACCTCGCTTTTAGTTCGTTTATTTGTTGTTGTTGTTCTTTGACCGCTTCAATTAATAATGGCACTAATTTGTCATACCATACTGTTTTATATTTAGAATCTATTGGTGCTTTAGTAACTATTTCAGGTAATACTTTTTCTACTTCTTGAGCACTAACACCAACTTGCAAACTATCATTGTTATAACCTAGTTCTTTTGCTTTTGCATTTTCAGTAAAATAATAACCATTTAATTGAGAAACCTTATCTAAAGCATTGTCAATTTTACCTTTAAAATCTTTTAATCTTTCATCTGAATAATAAGCTGTTATATTATTAGTAGCTCTTATTTCACCTGTTGTTCCTGAAGCTGATGTTCCAATTCCTAATGAGTCTATTTGTACATTATCATCAAAATAAGAATCACCATTAACATAAAATTGATAACTTGAATTTAAGCCTGTAGCTGAAGCATCAACTGTAATTCTATCTGTTAATATTCCACCTGCTACACTTTCATCACCTGCATATATTGTAGTTGTATGCCAACCAGCAGATTGTGTTGCTGGATAAAATTCAGCAGAACCATGATCCATAATAAGAGCATCATCACCATCTGATTGCAAACTATCATAAGCTGTGTAAGTTAAATCAGTACCAGTAACTTTTAATTGATTTTTAGTATCATAACCAACAGCTAAAATCTTAGCACTACCAGTTCCTGAAAGACCAAATAAATCATCTAATGGGTCTCCATCTAAAAGAATAGTGCTAGCATCAAGAGTACCTGTTACTGTTGCTCCTGTTACATTCAAAGATGTAGCAGTTAAAGCACCTGATATTGTTGCGTTAGTTGCTGTTAATGCTCCTGCCCTAGTAACTCTAAATGGTGCTGACCCAAATGTATCATTACCAAGATGTATGCCATCTGCTGTGCTTAAAGACACTCTAGTTGTGCCACTTCCTGCTGTTAAAGATGTTGCACCTAAAGTAAAACCACCAATAGTTCCTGATGTAGAAGTAATTGAACCTGTAAATGAACCACTTGTAGCTGTTATTGCGCCTGAAATAGTAGCACCAGTAGCGGTCATAACACCTAAAGAAGATACAGTAAAAGCACCTGACCCTATATTCATACTACCTGCTGTAATAGAACCCATGTTTGCAGATATGGCTGATAAAGTTCCTACATTTATTTGATTTGCTTCAACAGAATTAGCTGCTAATTGGTCTGTTGTAATACTTCCATCAACAATTAAATCACCATCTATATAATTAGTTACTGCTGAAAAAGAAGTGCCATTATGTTTATAAGCAACTTGAGCATTAGTATCAGTTCTACTAACTACCACTATGTCATTACTTCTAGGATTCCTACCAAATGCAGTATTAAATTCAGCATCTGATGGTGCAGAAGTAGAGTTGCTTCTTTCATATCTTAATGTGGTTGGGAATATAGCCGAAGAACCAAGATTGCTACCACCAATAGTACCTACAACTAAATTACCACCACTATAAACAACTGTAGCTCCATCTATATTTGTTAATGTCAGTGTTCCTGTTACTGTTGCATCAGTTGCGGTTAAAGAACCATCCAGTTCAACTCTAAATGGTGCAGATGAAAAAGTATTATCTCCTAGATGTATTCCATCTGTTGTAGATAGGGATATTCTTGATGTGCCTGTACCAGCAGTTAAAGATGTCTCACCAACACTAAAACCACCAATAGAACCTGTAGTAGCTGATATTTCACCTGATATATCTAAATCAGTTCCATCAAATTTTAAATAATTTGTGCTAGTACCTATATTGAATTTAGGAGTACCACCATCATTACCTAACCAAAAACCTGTTGCTGTAGATGTGTAACCAGTTTTAGTTTGTCTAACAGCCATTCCTGATTCTTGACCAAGATTTAATTCACCTGTATTAATTTTTCCTGCTGACAAATCATTAATTTTAACATTTGTAACAGCACCATTATTTATTTTATCTGTAACAACAGCAGCATCTGCTATATCGAATTCAATAACTGGAGCATCACCTATAGTAAAAGTACCTGATGTTGGGAATCTTGCTGGTGAAGATTCAGTTCCTAATGTGTTTAAAGAAGTAATATTAGCAACATAAGAACCTGTAGGTACAAAGTTAAGATCACAATTCTCTACATCTACTATTCTATTTATTACTTGATTACCTGAATTATCTACAACATTAACCCTATACTGATAATTAGGAAAATCTGTTGGTTCATCCCATGATAAAAATGGTCTGCCTGTAGAACTAGAATCAGTATCAGTAAAAGTAATATTAGTCGGAGCTTTAACTGCATAAGCAGATGGTAAGTTAGCTAATTCTTCTACTGGTTCTTGCGGTGGTACTTCCCATGTATAAACATCAAAGTATTCTATTAAGCTAACTGCAACCAAACCATTTGATTGTAATTCTAATGCTTCAACTCTACAAATCTTACCTGAGAATCCTAAACCTGCATAAGTTAAATCTACTATATCTCCTACATTTAGTTTATACATTTCAGGAGTTCCTAAGAACTGCATAGTTGTTTGATTTCTGCTTCTAGTTAGAATTGCTTTACCCATGTTATAAGCTATATAAGGATCGCTTATATAAGGGAACTCAGCTTTAATTTCTAATATCTCATCACCATCATCTGAGTAATATTCAGGAGTAGCATCATGTAAAACTGTAGCTGTATCTAGCTCATATCTTTTATTAGCATTAAAAAATTCAACAATAACTTTATTTGCTTTTTTATCTTTATTGCCATAATCAACTGATATACCAGCATCAGCAATAATATGATTATCATTAATACTAAATGTAGAAGTGCCTGTATCTTCTATTTGTAATTCATATTTGCCATCTATATAAAGAAAAATACCTCTCATGTTAGCGAGAAGCTCTTTAGCATTTTCCATTACATTTTTATTAGTATCTAAATAACCATTACAATGAAATCTTTTAATCTTAACTAAAGATGAACCAGTAGTTTGTGAAGAATAATTTGTGCCTAAAGTATCGTTAAAATAAACTCTGTATAATGGATTTTGGTCAAAGAATTCATCTCTTTGAATATCAGTAATTTCTTTGCCTGTAATAACACCATCACCATTGTTATCATAAATATCTATTAATTCACCAATTTTATTTTGCCACCAATCATTATTAGGGTCTGAACCACCAATAGTGATAAAGCTATCACCAGCAACACCACTCCATGTTAATGATTTAGATACGCCACCAAAAAACGGATTATCAACCTCTGTATCACAAACATTAGCAGCAGAGCTGAATGTAGTCATATTGATTTGTGATTCTGTTAGACCCTTACCATATTCGTTGTTAGTAATGTAATCTAAGAAACATAAAGCTGGATTATCTGAGTATTTATAAGTAGATACAGTTCCAAATGTTTGATTGGTATCTCTTGGATCAAATACTTTTTTACCCCTTACTTGAACTGTTAGCTGTGGAACACCTTTCCAAATACCCTCTTTATCATAACCATAATGAGCAGCTATATAACAAACGCCATTTAATTTATGTGCAGAAGTCCAGTTAGACATAGATGCAACAAGCATTGGATCTGCTGTTTGAGTTGCAGCTCCATGATGCAGGTTCATAACATATCTATATTTAGATGTAGGGCTTGTGCCAAATTGACCAGCACCAGCATCTATACCAGTACCATTTTGTGAAACTGTATTTAATGAGCCTGAACCTGAAGATATTTTATCTGAACCTATATAACCGCCATCTCTAAATCTAGCAGAATCAGTTAAAGGATTACCATCAAGCTCAATAGTCCTACCTAGTATTTCATCACATTCACCAACTGATAAAGCATAGACTACATATAAATCTTTAGAATCATTTGCATTAACATTCATGTAAATTATTTGCGCCCCTACTCTTCTAGTTCCATAGATAACAGGAATCTTTCCACCAGCAGAAGTTTTATTAGCCAAGATATCCTGACCTTTAGCAAGCATTTGTCTTGCTTGCATAAATCCTTTAACACCTACTGCAAGAGTTGCAGCAGTAAGAATCATGTTAATTTTACCTATGGTATCAGCAGCTTTCCAAGTAGCTACAACCCAATTAAAAAATGTTACAAAAGGATTTGCCACTTACATTCCCCACCTTACATCTGATTTAACTTGTGTAGCAAATTCCATGCCCTTATCACCTGAGCTAAATGATTGTTGTGATTCATCAGAAAAATGTCTACCTTTTGTTAAATTCCAATTTGCCCAATGTGAAGCAACAGTCATACTTAATGTTGAATCATTAATGTTTTCTTGAATTGCTATATTTCTTATCTGACCTGAAAAAAAATTTATTGCTCCCACAATAGTTTCATTTTCGTTAAAATAAGCTATATAAATATCTACTGTTTTATCTGTAAATGCACCATCTTGAACTAAAGACCTAACCTCGTTTGTTATGTTAGAAAAACCTAAATTAATTTCATCTACTTGTAATTGACCTGTTTCGGTTGTTGAGTCTACTTGTAAAAAAGAACCACCAGCTTCATAGCTATTAGAATCATAAGTTACATTAGTGTACCAATCAGTTAATCTAATAGTAGATGATAAATTAAGTTCAACTAAAAAAGCTGTCTTAGTTGCTGTTGATGATACTTGAGTTTGTAAAGCAGATGATAAACTTCTAGGCATTAGGTTATAACCTCTCTAACATCAAATGAAATACTATAAAAACCACTAGCATCTGTTGAATACATAATCTCATTATTTTCAAGATAAACAGTAAAGCTAGGTTTATTTACAGTAACAGCTTCATTATCTGCTAGAGATGCTACTAGATTTGGTTCTATAGTTAATGTCATTTCACCTGCTGATAATGAGTCAGCAGTATCTCGTACCATATAAACTTTACTATGACTTGCAAACTTAATTATATCACCAGCTTTTAAAGCACCTGTCTGACTGGCTGTAAAGCCATCTAAGGCTATAGAAGCATCTCCTGATGTATGTGCTCCAACCACCTGAATATCTGTTTCTAACCTACCTGCACCTAAATTATCTAGTGGTGCAACTATAGTAAAGTCCTCAAAAGAACCTTTTTGTTTTTGTAAAAATGCAAATACTTCTTGAGCCTTTTCTTGTTGTAAGGGTGGCATTTGCACTGTAAAAGAAAAATATTGAGCACCTATTTGTCTGACTTGTTTTCTACCTGATAAAGTCTGATTAACTAAGGTGGGTCTATTATCTTTAAAATTTAAACTTCTAAAATTGGGAGATGTTGGAAATTGTCCTGACATTATACTATCCCCATTTTGCCTTGATTATTCATGGCATTGTTTATGATTGATGTTATTAAACCTTTTCTTGATGCTAATAACTGGTCAAATCCAGCAGCATCTACTGTTGATATATTAAAGTTGACTGTAGGTGCAGCTTGTACTTGTTGTATTTGTGATTTTGTATGATCTATAACTGTTTCATTTGGATGTAATATTGCAGGAAATCCTCCTCTACCATCTATACCACCTGTTCTTGAGCCAAACCCTGTAAAGCCACCACCCTCATAAACACTATCAAATAAAGTGTCATTATCAGTAAGTGAGTTATATTCATTAGTAGCAATAGCCCTGTCTCTTATTTTAGATATAGAGCTACCAAAAGAAGCAAACATTCTATCAATAACTAATTTTTGCACCGCTATTCTAATCAATTCTCTAACCACACTTGTAGCATAATCTTTGAATGATGCTTTACCCTTTTCTAAAAAGTCCATTGTTAATTGAGTAAGTCCGTCATAAGACTTTTTAAATACACCTTGCAATTCCTCTTGCATGGTTTTTATATTAGTAGCAAAGTCTGAATATCCTTCTTCCGCAGATTTTATAAACTTCTGAAAAGGCGCTAAAGCCTTAAATCCAGTCTCTCCTTCATCTGCTGGCTTATTAGGATCTCTTCCTGTAATTAAATCCATGAATGATTTAACCTTTACTTTTTCAATAGCTCTATTGGTTTCTTTTTCTAAATCCTTATAAAGACTTTCTATTCTTGCTTTGATCTCTTTAGATTTTTCTTCAGATTCAATGTCTCCAAAAAGTTCAATAGTTGGTAATTTTCCAACTCCTAAAGTGTCTTTAATTTTTTCAGGAAGTTTATCAATTAAACCATTTATTTTATTAATACCAGTATTTAGACCACCAATAATAAAATTCATAAAACCAGTAAAAGCTGTTTTGATTGGAACTATAAATTTATCTAAAAAACTTAAATATAATTTATTTACAAATATTTTTGCTTTTAAATCAAATATATTTAATTGCTTGTTAATAAATTTTAAAGCAAAAACAAACTCATCTCTAAAAACATATAAAGCAGCTAATGCAGCAGGAATCCAAACAAAAGGATTTGCCAAAGCAGCAGCAGTAAATGCTTTTGTCATAGTTATTATTTTTGGTAAGTAAAATCCTATAGCAGCTAATGCAGGAATTAATATCACATCAAGATTATTTGCAAATTTACCAATAACTGCACTTAGAAAAGAGAATCCATAAGTTGCTTTTTGTATATCTCCAATCATAAATTGGAAATTATTTCTCAATGCAACCCCAGCTTGTCCTAGAGTCATAGGCATTTTTGAAATTTGCTCGTTAGTTTCTTTTGTGCCTTTTATAAGAACAGGCATCACAGTTTCTGCTGTTAATTTACCAGCATGACCAAACTCTCTAAGTTCACCAACAGTCATGTTAAGACCTTCGGCTAACATCTTAGTAAGAATCGTGTTGTTTTCCATTACTGATCTAAGCTCGTCACCTCTTAAAGCACCTGAAGCTAAACCCTGAGCTAACTGTCTAGCAGAGTTATTTGCCTCTTGAGCATGAGAACCAGCAATAATAAAAGTATTTGCTACTGTTTGTGTTGCATCAGCAACGTCTTTTTGTGTTGCACCTAAATGCTCAGTAGCTAAAGCAAGTCTTGTAAAAAGCATAGCAACAGCATCAAAGTCAGACCTTGAGTCTGAAGCAATCCTTCTCATGTGATTCATAGCTGAAGCTGTTTCAGTAGCACTACCAGTTAAGGCGTTCATTCTGTTTTCAACGCCAATCATAACATTGGCGGCTTGCACTATCTCTCTAACACTAAAAGCAGCAACAATAGTATTTCTCAGACTAGCTAAAGCCTGATTTGTACTATTAATATTTCTTTTGAAACTATTAACCGCTTTAGCAGATTTATCATTTCCAATAAAATTAAAATGAATATCTGATTTAGTTAGAGCTGCCATTCCTTTCTTCCTTTATTTGAAGATAAGCCAACCATCCTTGAAACTCCTCAACTGTCATTTCATCAATCTCAGCTAAGGTTTTATTTAGTTTTTCAGCTAATGCATATCTTATGTATAGCTGCTCATCTTCTATTACTTTTTTTTAACTTCTTCCTGCGACATATTATTCATCATTTCGCTAGAAACTCTTATTAATACATCTCTATCAACCCTCTCCAATAAGGTTTTCTTATCAGCGATGGTAAATAACTTTTCACCAGCCTCGTCTAATGCTTTATAGATTAAAACATAAACTAAAAGCTGTACTTCGTCATCTTGTGCTAGTTTCATAAATTTAGAAGTCTCTGAAAGAGTTATTGGTTTACAATAAATCTTTAAAGGATTATCTTCATCCTCACCCCATTCAGGGACTTCTATAATTCTAGTTTCTATGCTGTCAAAATGTTTCTTTGCGTTATCTATTGCTGACATTTTCTTATACTGTAGTTTGTGTTAATGCACCAGTTCCTTGAACTGAAACACTAGCTTCAACTAGACCATCAAATGATCCACTTCTTGTTACACCAGTAACAATAGCTGAACCTGTATAATAAGTATCACCTGTTGTATCTCCTTCAGGATAAACATTTAGTATTACTTCTGACCCAATGCTTAAAGCACCTTGTCCATCAGTATCAGTCTCATCCCAAAATACATCTATACTTCCTGAGAAAGAAGTCAATGATGATTTATAAGTTCTAGCAGAATCACCCATTGAAGTATCTTCTAAAGTATCAGCAGTTTCCTCAATTGAATATGATCTTATTTCAGCTACAGCATTAGAACCGACTTTTACAGTTCCTTCACTTCCTTTATGTGTTGCCATTTTCTACCTCGTCTTTCGACTTTTTCTTAGAAGAAGATTTAATTTTATCTTGCGAATGGACTGCTTCCTCTTTCCAACCCATATTCAATAAAGACTCAACCTTAGAAGGATGAGCATCTATAGAAACCTTGCCATTTGGACTAATCATTTTCATAATTTGCCTCCTGTTAAACTGCTACATCAGGATTAGTTTCCTGCACATAGTAGTTAGTTAAAAATGTGAGAGATACATAACCCAGTGGTTTTTCTCCCTCTCCGTTAAATTCTATTTCAGTTGATTCTAAATAACAGTCTTTAGCTAATCCATCTAAAGTTCTATCTGCTGCTATTGCTTCTTCAACCTCTTTGCTTATTGTATCAATAGTATCATCAAAGTCACTACTAGCTTTTGCATATCCTTCTACCACTACTGACAATTCTCTACTCATAACTCTATCAGTACCTATAACTATTGGCTCAGATGCTTCTGATTTAGTATAGATAACTAATGCTGGTACTGTTTCTAATGGATAAACTCTTGATTCATAAACTCTTGAACCAGTTGTAGTTAACCCAGTTAAAGTTGTACCAAACTTTTCTCTTATTTGCTGTCTAACATGATTTGCCATTACACTTCCTCTAACATTAATGCACTAAAACCAGTTCTATCTGCTTGTATATTAACAACAGTATAGTTTTGTGCTGCTTTGAGTATATTACCATTTGTATCTTTTATTGCAGATACATCCAATCTATTGCCAAATGCAATATTAGGAATATCTACAGTTCTGCAATAGGCTATTGGTTTTAATGCTTCTACACCAACACCCTCATCTTGTTCTACATATTCATTATTTAAAATTATATTTATTGTTGTAGAAGTACCATTGTTTGTATAAACAGCAGAAACACCATGACCAAAATTGATATCTAAATATCCAGCCATATCTAATTCAGTTTCTAATCTAAATTGAGACATTATTCTTCCTCTAACACCAAAGAAACCAAGCCTGTATTATCAGGCTCAACTGTTCTAACAACAAACGTGGTTACAGGCTTTAAAACATTACCCTGATCAGTTGTTATTGCATCAACTCTTAATTTATCTTGTTGTGATATGTAAGGAACATCAGATGCTTTAACTATTGCTCTTGGTTGATAACCAGCAACAGGAACAGTGCCGCCTTCTATATTAAAATATTCTTGGTCAATAATAATATTAATATTCTTAGAGAATCCTGAATCAATATCAAAAAGGGTATCTATTAATGGGAAATCATCCCATAAAGATTGTTGAACCTCAAAGAATGTAGCAGTAACACCATGACCTGTTGTTGTATCAACATAGGCGTTAAAATCTGCTGCACTCTCTAAAGGCATGATTTATTTTTTAGCTCTAGTTTTAGGAGCTTTTACTTTTGAAGTTTCTAAACCTACGCTTCTATCTTGTTTTTCAGCTTTAGGTTTAGCTGTATGAAGTTCAGCTTTGCCATAACCACATAAAGCATGACCTTCATGCTCAGGTAGTTCAACTATATCACCAGCATGTACTTTAGAACCGCCAGCCATTGTATCTTGTAAAATTTTATATTTTTTCATATTTAAGTTGGGGGTATTGCTACCCCCATTCCATTTAAGCATCAGTTAATTAGTCAGATGATTTACAGAAAGATACTGCATGTCTTACAGCAACATCAACAGTTTGTAGAGCAACAATTCTTACTCCACCTGAAGTTGATAATGCATAAGGGTCAACAGTAATATCTAGTCCACCATACATACCAATTAATAAGTCTGCAAAGTTACCAAAGTAGAAATCACCACTTGTTACTTGATTACTTCTAACAACATTATAA